TAAGTGAACTTTATGACCTGTGGATATTCGATGAGACCCGTTTCAGCGAGGTATCAGAATGAATTGTAAAGTAATCACTTAAACACAACAAGATGAGCCGCTATAAGCGGCTCATTTCTTTTAATATTAAAACTTGGCACCATTCTGGTGGTATAGTTATACCTTGTTCCCATTTTTGAATATTTGGCAACGGTATTCCGATTTTTATGGCAAGCTTGTTTTGAGAAAATCCTAATATTTTACGAACAGCTTTTAATTCTTCTGAAAACATTATAACCTCCAATATGTATAATTTTTATAGTTGCGCCTTTTGCGCCCGATAGTCAAAACTCTAATAATTTTTAATGGCAATGCAATCAGTATAAACGGCAATTTAAAAAACCATAATATCATTTAAAATCCTCGCTTTCCGCATATTTAATACCCATATCCTTTTTTATTATTTTAGATAAGCGTATTTTGTCAAGATAAAGCCATTCACTTATCTCATCTGGATTATTAAACACAAAATTGCCGATACACTTTGAATGTATAATGAACTTTTCTTTTTTAATATTGAAATAATTCATAATTTCGGAAACGTCCATAATTTCATCACACTCAAAAATGCTTTCTCCGCACTCGCAACATTCGCCTAAGTATATTCTTCCCATTTTAAACAACTCCTTATTTAAGCAGTAAAACCATAACCGTTCTTTATATTCCATATTTCGCGCCTGTACTGGGCAAGTAAATTCCAATCGCTATCTGTAAGGTTATCGCCCATATTGATTACAAAAATCAAATCTTCAAGTTTTTCAACTTTTTTAATTTCTGTTTCCGAAAGCGTATATCCATTATTGGGTTTCAATTCTTTGAGCGATGTATTTTTTACGCTTGCCTTGTGGTTTGCCCACGCCTGTTTTAATGCCTGTGAAAAACTGTACGACGTCCAAACTTGACCATATTCTTTAAGATAAAATTTTGCTACTTTGTTTTCACCTTCGTGTTCTCGGTATAAATACCATGCGTCCCGCATTATTTCACTTTTGTTATACATTGTAATCGCTCCTTCTTATTTTTTTATTTTGTTTTTAAATCCTCACATTGGCACGGTTTAAGTTGATTTCTTCGTTTTATGAAGTTCAGCTCCCGGATAAATCCAGATTGTGCACCCTTGAAATACTCTATATGATCTTAGTATACACTAAAAATATATACTTGTCAACACTTTTTTTAAAAAAAGTTTAAATATTTTTAATTTGTCAAGATATGTCAAAAAATAAATATTGACAAATACAATATATCGTGATATATTATAAGTAACTACTATATTTAGTTTGAAATGTGGTGATGATATGCCTGTAGGCAAGCCGTTGAAATATAAAAACGTCGACGTAATGAGCGAGATTATAGATAATTATTTTATTGAGTGTGACAAAAAAGGAAAACCGTACACCGTTACGGGTTTAGCTTGCGCGCTGAATATGACAAGAGACCAGATATTAAATTATCAAGGTAAAAGAGAATATGCGGACACGTTATTGCGCGCGAAGCAAAAAGTAGCCGCATATGCCGAGGAAAGACTGTTCGACCGTGACGGCGCGAGGGGCGCTGAATTTAGCCTTAAATGTAACTATAGATGGCGCGATAACGAAGGCGAAAATCTTGAGATTGCGATTAAGAAGTTAGACGAAGTGCTTGGTAAAATAGGAGGCAAAATATGATTAAAACACTTAAACGTAGTGAATATATGCACATATTGGGTAGTGACGATATATTAAGTATTGCATATATGGGAGATATTGAAAACATAACACCAGAAATTAAGTCACAAATAGACGCTTGTTTTAAAAAACCCGGTTGCCTATATGTGGACGAATAAGCAGCAAGAGTTCCTTGACAACGCTACTAAGCGATATAATATAAAATGTGGCGCCCGGCGCTCAGGAAAAACATATCTCGATTATTTTGTAATTCCTAAGCGTATACGTTCTGTTGCTGGGCTTGACGGTCACATATTCATATTAGGGCACACTAAACAAACCTTGCAGACAAATATTATCGAACCATTACAAAAACTATGGGGCAAAGCATTTGTAAGCGATATAAAGTCAAACAACACGGCAATTATGTTCGGGGATCGCGTTTACTGTTTGGGCACCGACAATATAAAACAGGCATTTAAAGTTAAAGGCGCGTCAATGAAGTATTTGTACTGCGATGAAATTGTGACATATCCGCCTGAAGTATTTAGAGAGTTCCTCGCCTGTCTCGACAAGCCATACAGCAAAATGGACGCAACTTGCAACCCCGGCGCACCAGACCATCATATAAAGCAGTTTATAGACAGCAATGCCGATGATGTATTTTATCAGCAATATAATATATACGATAATGATTATCTTGACGTAAGCGCAAGAGATAGCATTGTAAGGGATTATGAAGGGCTACCTGCATATACCGGTCGTTATATATGGGGCGAATGGACAAAGGCAGAGGGCTTAATATACGGCGCGGCGTTCGATAAAGACTTTCACATTGCGCCCAACGAGGATCGTAACTATACAAAATATTGGATAAGCGTTGACCACGGCGTACAAAACGCCACTTCAATGGGAATTTGGGGGCTGTGTGACGATATATATTACCGCATAGATGAATATTACCACAGCGGACGCGAAAGCGGCATACAAAAGACTGTAGGCGAGTATTACGACAAGCTGGACGCTCTTGCCGCTGGCAGAAGAATTGAAAATGTAATTGTAGACCCTGCCGCCGCTTCTTTTATTATAGAAATACGAAAGCGCGGTAAATATTCGGTAAGAAACGCTAAAAATGACGTGTTGCCCGGCATTGAAGATTGTTGTACGGCGTTAAAGTCAGGAAAGGTCAAATTTAACGCAAGTTGCAAAAATATTATAAAAGAGTTCGGACTGTACGGTTGGGACGAAAAGAGCGGCGAGGATAAACCGATAAAAGAAAATGACCATTGCATGGACGAGTTCAGATACTTTGTGCATACGGTTGGGGTGGTTAGGGGACTGACACGATTGATAGGGTGTTAAATTTGGTAATTTATTTTAGGCGGTGAATTATGTACACATTTCAAAACTTTGAAGCGGCAAAAGCAAACAATCAGCTTGAAACATTTATTATAAAATCGTTAGATGACTATAAACGAAGCGCGGAGTATAACGAGCACATAATTAACAGTAAATACTTTTCGGGCAATAATCCGACGCTGTTCTCATATAAAGGTGCAAGTGTTAATATTGGTGATACTAATGTTAAGCTTGACGCAAAGATAAGGGTTCCATCTGGAATTTTTAGACGGCTGGTTACGTTAGTAGTTAATCGCATATGGTACAACAATGTGCAGCTTGACAACGACAATATAAAGTCAAGGCTTGGCGATGATTTTAACTATACCGCAAAAACAATAGCTATTAATGCGGCAATTCACGGCGTATGTTATGGATTTTGGAATTTTGACAAATTACAGATGTTTACGGCAACTGAATATTTTCCTTATCCAGATGAGCGTACAGGATTACACCACGCAGGAGTGAGGTTTTGGAGCATTGACCCGAAAGATAACTCTAAGCCGTGGACAATACAGCTTTTTGAGGTTGACGGTTGGACGGAGTGGACAAGGCTACACAACGGGCCTTTGGTATTGGTTAGCGACAAGCAAACATATACAAAAAATGTTCGTATTGATGGACTGGGAGAACATATGGAAAGCGGCGAGAATTACCCAGGGTTCCCCGTTATACCTCTATATCCAAATTTTGAGCAGGTCAGCGAATTGACAACGCCCATAAAACAAAAAATTAATCTTTATGATGCAATATATACGGCGTTTGGAGATATGGTATTGCGTACAAAATCGCTTTATTGGATTTTTGAGGGATTCAGCGGAGACGAAGAAATGTTGTCTAATATAAAAAGTACTATTGAACGGCTGGGAATTATCGCGCCGAACGATGATACTAAAACAGACTTAAAAACAGTAGACTTGCCTTATGAGACCGTTACGAAATATCTTGAAACGCTTAAAGATGAAATATTCACGGATGCTATGGTTGCAAATCCAGACCGAATAACCGGAGGCAATAAGGAAATAGGAATAAAGGGCATATTTAACGCCGAGAAGATGAAGATTTCAGATATGGAGCGGCAAGCGAAAGACTTTATTCGCAGATTATTGAGAGTAGTTGGCATTGAAAGCAAAAAAATAGAGTTCAGACACGAGACTATAGTCAGCGATATGGAAATTACACAGCGTATAAATATGTACCCAGAGCTTGACCTCGAAACAAGGTTACGCAAAGACCCGCTATTCAATGATGATGAGATACCGCAAATACTTGAAAGAACAATGAATAAAAATAATAATGTTGATATAAATATTTTAGAAAAGGGTGAATAATATGCCTTGCAAGAAAAGCAGCGGAGGAAAGTGCAAAAGCGGCGGTAAAAAACGTAAATAAATAATATATACTTTGGGTTGGCAACCCTATTAGCCGAAAGGAGTATCGCATGGATATAAAACAAATCATAACCGACAATCTACCCGAGGGGGTTGTTATCACTGATAAATCGTTTAATGCAATTGTAAAAGATATTAACAAGGCCGTAGGCACAGAATATGTTCCAAAGGAGTGGCTCTCCAAAAAAGCCGATGAATGGGACGCAGAAAAGCGGGAGCTTAAAGACAAAATAGCGCAACAATCAGACTATGATAGCCTGAAATCAAAGCTTGAAACCGAAATCGCGGCACACAAGGCGACAAGAGACGATCACGCAGCTGAAAAAAATACCGCCGAAACACTTTCACTTTTGACGGATGCATTAAAGAACAAGAACGCAAACCCAAAGGCTATTAACCTACTTTTAAAGGCGATAGATATGTCAAAAGTTGAAAAGGATAATAGCACAATAAAAAATATTGACGATGTATTAAAGCCTGTAATAGATCAATACGGTGACTTTTTCGGAAAAACTGAAACTCGTGGCGTTAATATTGGCGGCGAAACTAAAATAGATAATAAAACAACATCATGTGATATGAATAGCTTCATACTGGCGGCGTCCGGTAAACAATAACATTAAAGGAGTGTTAATAAATGGCAGTTAATAAAATATCAAGAACAGATGCGGAAGTCTTAATACCGGAAGAGATTTCACCGGATATTATACAAGGCGCAATTGAAAATTCTGTAGCGTTATCATCATTTAGGGCCTTGCCTAATATGGCAAGCAATGTAAAGGTTTTGCCAGTGCTTGAAACCTTGCCAACTGCATATTGGGTAGACCCGGTAGATACGGGATATAAGCAAACCACCAATGTAAAATGGGATAAGGTTAAGCTATACGCCGAGGAAATTGCGGTTATCGTTCCTATTCCTGAAAATGTACTTGACGACGCGGCAAGTCAAGGCTACGACATATGGGGCCAGGTGCGTCCGCGCATAGTTGCAGAATTTGGACGGCTTATTGATGACGCTATAATATTCGGTAATGTGAAACCGGCAACTTGGAGGCCTGCCATTGTTCCGTCTGCTATTGCAGCCGGTAACGTAACTCCGGAAAGCGGAGATTTATGGGCTGATATTATGGGACCCGACGGTATTATTGCACATGTAGAAAAAAGTGGATTTTTACCTACAGGTTCATTGTCGTCGGTTCGTATGCGTGGAATATTGCGTAATTTGCGAGACGATAATAACCAGCCGATTTTTAAATCTACATTCCAAAACGCTGCAACTTATGATCTTGACGGAATACCGGCAAAATTTGTTATTAATGGTTCTTGGGACGATACACAGGCTAAATTACTTGTAGGTGATATGTCACAAGCCGTGTACTCGATAAGGCAGGATATAACCTACAAAATGCTTACCGAGGCGGTCATACAAGACCCTGTAACTAAAGAGATTGTTTATAACCTTGCGCAACAAGATATGGTGGCTTTGCGTGTAACTATGCGACTTGGCTGGGCGTTGCCAAATCCGATAACAATGCTTACTCGTGACCGTTCACAGCAGTTCCCATTTGCCGTATTAACGCCGGGGGAATAATTCCCCCGCCTGGGGCGGGGATTCCATTTCTAACCAGCGAAGGTCAAAGTTTTTTGACCTTTGAAGAAGAACAATTCAAGGTAAAGGGGTAAGTTTATGCCTTCATATAAATCAAAACATACAGGCTCTGAAATTGATAACTCCATAGATAGAGTTATAGATAGCGCAGATACATGGGATAATGGCGGACTCTCTATCACCGAGATGCCCGACGGCAGTATCGAATTAGGCGCTGACGGGCCGCTGGTAGCTGGCGTGGATAAGATTACAAGACAGATATTACCAAATCTTATCCCTAATATAGGCACCATTGAAATAAAATGGAACGCCGGCAGCACCGAAAGCAACGTTTCCCCACTTTATGAGTTAAGAGCAAGCGATACAATTTACGCATACCGCGAAAGCGGTGAAATTGACATTTATAAGAACCATACTATTATTCCGGTAAAAATATATAAACATAAATATGTGAAGCTTATCGGCACGTTTAATCACGTAAGGATAAAAGAGTTTACGGGTGCAATATCTGAAATTAACTTTATAAACTTAAACCAGTGTGCATTATTATGGCTTGGAAATTTGACAAAATTGAAAGAAAATACGTGGTTTAATTTGGATTTAATTGGGTTTAGTAATTTAAGATATTTGTGCATTGAAAATTGCCCGAGTATCTATCAAATCAAAATTGTAAATGCATTACTATTGCGCGGGGTAAAAATCATAGGGCCAATAGGTACTTTGGATGGTGGAGTATTAATTAGATTCGCTGTAAAGTATCACTCAACCGTAGTAGAACAGCCCGAATTCTTTATTCCGAATGACTTAGAATATATATCGACGTTAAATACAGGACTTAGCGCCAGCGCAAATGAACAATATCCCGGTAATTGGATAGAGTCTTGGAAACAAATATTTAATGAAGTTCCAAAACGCACCGACAGGCCACAGGGTAAGATTTACGGTATAACTAATCCAACCGATAGAACTACGCTAAATACATACCTTAGCACCAATAACTTTAATTGGCAGGCAATTTAATAAGGGCGGTGTACGATTTGGATATAGACTATGAGCTTATTCCGTGCCCATATCCAATATGTGAAGCGTCGGGCGCGTGCGGGGAATACGACAATTGCGAAAATGGGTATTTTAAACGCAAAATAGACAAGAAAGGAGATTGCAAAAGTGAAACAAAACAGACAACCGCATTATAATATGCAAGGCACTATGTCAGACAAAGAAATGGCGCAGAAATTTCGCGACCGTGAAACATACGAGGCCATTAAGGCGTTTAACGACTTTGAAAACTCCATGATGTCGCCGATTACGCTTTTTATGGACTCGGCGTATTACTTTAACGAACAGGGCGGCATTACTTTTTATAAGTACAAAATATTAAAGTACCGCAAAAGGTTCCCCGATGACCCCGTAATTAATTGGCTGGAAGATGAAGAGGCGGTCGAGAGGGCTAAGACAAATTGCGATAGGTCAAACAACATAACCCACTATGAGATTATACAGGTGGAAACGCCGTATATTCCTCCGGGCCTAAAAGTGCAGTCGCCCGATGAGGTAGAGGCTATTGAACGGGATATGCTTTTTCGGCAGGAGATTACGGACAATGAACTCGGCTATATTGCCGCAATGCAGATGATAACGGACGTGGAATTGAATACGCTTGAAATGATTGGGGGTGTTATTAATGCCGGTTAATTTTGAAAGCATAGCGGATAGGTTTCGCATGGGCGGGGTAACGCCCGAGCAATTAGAGCAGTATGTCAATCTTAAGATTATTACCAAAAAACAAGCCAACGCGCTCATAGCCGAAAGATATCAAGAAAATGGTGAATAGCAATGTTATTATCAGTTTTGCGTCATATACGAAACTATTTTGACCATACCGAAGAACGCGGCGATTTTTCGCTTGTAGACAGCAACATTATATTGCAAGGAGAATACAAAATTGGGCAATACATATTAATAACAGGCTCTATACTTGTAAACGGCGTGTACAAAATAGTGGATATTGCGGGAAAACTTCACTCACTTGAGTCTGCTGACGGTACGGCAAGCGATATTGTAAGCGAGAATTTTAACGGCGTAATTTATGGGCTTGTTATCCCGCCCGATTTTTTAAATATTGTAAACGATATTAAAGCATTCGTTGACGAACAGGGCGCACCTACAAATATTCGTAGCGAGACAAATCAAAATTATCGTTGGGAATCGGCGCTTGATAAAAATGGAAACATTGCAGGCTGGGAACAAATATTT